TTTGCTTTTTGTCGATATTTACCATTGCTGCTTTTAGGATTGAGCCGATACCTTTAAGTGATTTCATATTAATTTCTCGCAAATGGTTTGTATGATTCTTCTTTTGGTTGATGTGTATAGTTTATTTCTTCGTATCTCATTGTTGAAAAGTCAGATTTAAAGAATACCTTTCCTGTCTCGCCATCCCTGTTTTTCTTGATAAGAAACTCGGTAATTCCTTTATCTGCTGACCCTTCGTTGTAATATTCGTCTCTATATAAAAATGTTGCAAAGTCAGCATCTTGCTCTATCTGTCCAGTAGCGCGTAAATCCGACATATTAGGCCGCTTATCTGGCCGCTGCTCAACTCCACGACTAAGCTGTGCAAGCGCTATCACAGGGCAATCATTCTCTTTTGCCATGGCTTTTAGGCCTCGGCTAATGTTACTAACCACTTCAAAATCACCACTAGATTTTTTGCACGTCATAAGTTGAACATAATCAACAAATATTGCATTTATCTTTTTCTTTCGATTAAACTTCTTAGCTATGGCTCTTGCGTGTGATATATCAATTCCAGAGTGATCTATGATATGCACAGGTAAATTCATTATTGATTGCATATTTGCCATTAACGATGTCCACTTTTCACTGCTTAATGTTGCTGTTTTCATACTCTTTGAATCAACGTTACCCATCGATGTAATAACTCGGTTACATAGCGATTCTTTTGTTGATTCTGCGCTGAAATAAAGAACATCACCGTATTCTTTAGCAATGTTTTGGCATAAAGCCAAGCTGAATGCAGTTTTTCCCATTGACGGCCTTGCGCCTATTACAAAATAATCGCCAGCATTTAAGCCCATTAGCATATCGTCCAATTGATTAAATCCTGTTTTCAATCCTTTAAAACCGCCGCCTGACTTCATTCTCGCATCAAGATCAAGCATTAAGCCTTTTACAATATCCTTGAATGGCTTGTAACCTTCCGTCTCTACTTCCACGCTGTCAAGAATGCTATTCACTTGCACTTGCGCATCCTTATAATCCGTTACCTCTCGCAATTTAATCACTAGCTCATTAGCTTTATACATAAGCCGTCTAATCTGCGCACTGTCCTTAACTATACGTGCGTATGGTATGGCATTAGCCGCTGACGGTGTGTTTGTGTAAATGTCTGACAATGCAGTCATTCCACCTATATTATCTAGCAAGCCATTTTTTGATAAATGTTGTGATAAAGTAATTATGTCCAGCTTATCGCTTCCGATTTCTTGTATGGAACTATACAAAAGTCCATGCTCAATAGCTTGAAAGTCAGAAGCATCTAGTATTTCAACAATATCATCAATCAACATTGGCTTAATTAGTAAAGCGCCAATAACCGCCTTCTCTGCCGCTAAATTATCCACTGTACTTTTCCACCATTTTTATGAAGTTATCTTTTTTTATTAGCCAACCTAGATCGGCTTTCCAGTGTCTATCATTTTCACCCATATGAAACGAGCTTTGCTTTACACTATTAAAATACCATTTCCAAAACTCTGATTTTCTGAACTCCTCGTTTTGTCTCCATCGTGCAGTTAAATCCTTTTCACGCTTCGAGCCTTTCCAAAGCGTTTTATTTACCGCCTGTAGCTCAGGTAATGTTTTGTGATAAAGATCAATTATTTTTTCATGTGGACAAGGAGGAATCTTTGATTCCTGAGGTTTCTCTTCTTTTATTATCTTATCTACTCTACTCTTATCTAGTCCGTTTTGTGTCACATTTTTATTGTGACATTCTTCGGATGAAGTGCGTGACTTTCGCTTCCTTTCAGCGTCTTTTGCTCGTTTTTTAGCCGATTCCCCTAAATGCCTATCAAAATTAGGTATTGAGTTTTCATCCAGCCATCCAACCGCCTTCATTGCATCCGCAAAACCTTGTGACATTGTTAGCCTATCAATTAGGACAGGCGTCACACTTTTTATGTGACCATCTGAGGAATTACTATCTACCCAGCACCATACTCGAATCAATTTGCCCAACACAGCATCTGGATCAATACCTAGTATTTCAGCTATTTCAAATATTTCTGGTTTGTCTGGAGTGTTCTTTTCTAGTTTTATCCAAAAGTCAGCCATAAAAAAACCTATTAGGTTAGCTCCCTTGGCTGGTGAGAATTACCGCGAAGCACGATAAACCAAGGGTGGTTAAGGAAACGGTACGACAACCAAAGGAGCTAAAATAATAAGTCTTTATGTCGCACTTCATTTTTTGCAGATTCTCACACCTGCTTTACGCTATTTTAAACATCTAAATGATAAAAATCAATAGAGGTTATTTGTTATTTGCAAGCGTTAGTAAAAAATCCATTACGGCATTTTCTATCTCTGTGCTGCATATCCCAATTGACAATAGCTTGGCTTCTAAAATTGGAATGTGCAACGTAATACCATAAGTCTCGCCATGTATATTAATCATCTCCTGCGCGAGTATATCCATAATTATTTACCTTTATTTAAGTTATAGCTTGGCGTAATGTCAACTAGGGCTTTTATTTGTAGACCATTTTCCCGCCGCCACGAAAATGGTCTATTTCAGGATTAGAAAATATTCTTTCCCTTTCTTTGTCCGACAGTACAAATCCAGCTGATCTGCCGCAATCTGGACAATCTACAATATTGCCAGTTTTCCTTTTTCCTGACCATCCACAGTTAGCGCATTCAGTATTAGCAATTTTTTCATTCATTGCGTACCACCTTCAATCTAACATTATTCAAGTATATGTTTCTATCGCCATCTAACAGCGTTATAGCGCCTTTTCTTACTAGCACACGAATATACTCCTGAGCCGAGTTTCCGCTTGAGAAGCCCATCCCGTCGCGTATATCAATGCGTGTTGGTGGCCTATGATGTTCACACAAGTAAGCGACGATAAAGTCATATACCGCTTTTTGCTTTTTAGTTAGCTTAATCATTCCAACTCTCTCTCCCATGCCCATGCTATATTCCCAGCTTTATCTTTAACCTTATAAGCTCTAAAGCTTTCGCTTCCATTGCCATCATGCCCGATTACGTTTACCAATTTTCCAGCCATATTTTTTATGCTTTCTTTGTGCGGCAAGTCTTCGAGAGAGTAATCGCCGCATTCAGCAGTCACCCTATATTCACACCCTAAAATTATCATATTAAACTGTGAATAAGCGCGTTTTTGTCACCCGCTTTTTCAGCTTTCTTGTGGCATTCTGCAAGAAAATCAGAAGGGGCTTTTTTTAAGCCTAGAACCTTGAACTTTTGATCTCTCTTATCTAAAACCTTCTGAAGGTGTGCTGGTAATTTTTTATCGCTCATTTTCTTTGCTCCGTTTCTCTAGTCGATGGAGTTATTATACATCAAAACCTGTGCAAGTAAACAAGTATTTTACGATAAAACATAAAAAAGGCCACAATTAAGTAGCCTATTCATTGAGCAGTGATAATTTATCACGGTGCCCGTCGATCTTATTTTTAACAGAGAGCCACGTTTTCTCACTTCTCATCCATTCTTCACCATTCCAGTAATAAGCTAGTCCGTGTAATCCACTTTTGTAATACAGGCCGCTTAATGCGCCGTATGCGTTGTCTGGTATTTCGTTCATAATGTTTACCTTTTATAGAGGATTCCTTTGTTTTTTTGGTATTTACTGATAACAGGGAATCCTTTGTTTTGTAGTGTTATGTTGTAGTCTCGCACCACTCAATTACTCTTCCAATAAAATTAAATATGTAAGACTCCCTTGGCATCACTAAATAAGTCTTAGTTAACTTACTAATTCCATCATAATATAGCCCTATCAGCCCACTACCGCTGTCCGAAAAAACTTCTCCTGACTGCTCGTTTATATTCATATAAGGTTCAGCAATACTACCAATAATTTTTTGATCGCACTCGCAAACAATTCTTATTTCTACGGGATAATACTTTTCATTCAAATAGATAACTCCAGCTAATCTTTTGGAAGTTTTATCCTTAAAGTGCCTATTTTGAAACATAACAACTGGCTCATTTTGACCACTTACCTCGCCGCCTGTTTTTGCTTCTTTAGTTTCGTTTGTCATCTTCAATTCCTCATTATTTTATTGTTCTAGCGTGGCAACATAGCCAAGGGTTATGTGTACTAATTATTAGCCACCCCATGTTACGCTTATATTGCTACCAATCCATAGAAAAAACTCTATTACTCCCCATCCAATTAATCCAAATGTTACAATTATTATTGTCAAAAGCCCTTTCAAAGGTGGTGCGCCCATTTCAATATCTCCTATTATTTAATTTTAAATACACATAACAACCGCAATATAGCTCTGACTCGCTACGCGTTGCTCCGCTCACAGCTAATTGCTATGGTTATGCGTACCGCGCCATTGTGTAGCCTCTGCGATATTCAGCCACTTTGTCGCCCTTATCGGTAAACAATAAAGCCCAGCATATTTCATCGTTACCCTCATGTTCTTTTTTCATATCTTCATTGAACTGCTCTTTTGTTTCGTAATCGCGTTGATAATTAAAACCACGATAGTTTCTCTGTATACTCGTCAGCATTTTGTTTTACCTGTTAGTTTGTACGCATAACAATGCGCTATATTTGATGCTTGCTGCGCTACGCACAACTAAGCTTTGGGTTATACGACTTTAACCCGCTGATTCCAGCCTTTAGCCGCAGTAGTATATAAAAAATCAAATCCGTGTATAAGTGCAGCGTCAGTTCTTTCAATGCGGCAAGTTTTACACTTAACAGTCACAGATCGCTTTTTAGTGTGGCTATTACCTTTGGGTATTACATGTGGATTATTCCCGCAAAATGGGCAAGGTAAAAATTCAATGTCATGTTTATTCCCATCGTTATCAGGGTATGGGCGCACCGTAAAATGGTCGTACATAAATAACTCCATAGTTAATTAGCCGTATAACAACGGCATAGTTTTGACAGCCTGCGCTGCGCTTGTCTGCAACACATGCTTAGGTTAGTGCGCTCTTGCAATTGCAGTAAAAGCATCAATAATGATCGCAAGTGGAACGCCAACAACAATCAACAACACTAAGTAAGGTAACGCTAATATCCAGTAATAAAAACAGTTATTCTCAGCATAAATCGCTGGTGTCATGACTATTTTAAACAAAAGCGTATCTTTAAATGTAAATTTCTTTTTATCCATTACTTCCTCCAATAATCACACTGACAACGGTGTTATTCGCTCAACTCTAAAAACTTACTCTCAGTCATGCCGAAATAGTCAAGTATGCGTTGCTTGTACTTTGGGCTTCCGTCTGAGCTATTAAGCCACTTTGAGATTACACTCTTATCTACGCCGATAGCTTCCGCAAAGCTAGACTTGCTTGCTTCCTTATGAATTAACGCTATACCGATCGACTTGCCAAAATGCTGCATAAATACCTCGTAATTTGTTTTGTAAAGATTAACACGCGCATTCCGAGACTGTCAACTAATTTATATATAAAAACAAATATTAATTATATTAAATAAATTAATTGACATATCTATGGTATTGGTTTAAATTAGTTAAAACATAACAAAGAGGGCAAAAAAATGACTGATCCAGTAATGATTGATCACAATAATTATCATAGCTTGCTAGAAGAGCAAGAAAACACAACAGACGACACGTTAGAACTGGTAGATATGGTTATCGGCCATGCAGCCTTATATTTAGATTCTGAATGTGCTGACGTGATCGGCGAGGCAGCAAAAGAAGAATGCGAATCACTAATGGCGCTTATGAGTGCTAGCATTGATCTTGACGTACACGAAACTAGCAAATTAACAGTAAGCCAGCTAATGGCGTTAGCAGCATACGCGCTTGATTTACGCAAAAGCATTATTAACAACATGCAAGAAAATCATGATCTTAAATATTTAGCGAGGGGCAAATAATGAGAATGGAATGCGTAGTAGCAAGCTATATTTTTTCATGCGACGAAGGGAAGCGGTTAGATCGCAACAAAGCAGATCAGTTGCTAGCCCTAAACAATGCGCACTTTAGCGATGACAATGTTAGCGTTAGGTTTACTGTTTATGACGACAACGACACATCAAAAGCGCAGAAGATAAGAGGGCAATTATTTTATGCGCAAATTCCAGAGTTAGACCCTCCTGCCGCAAAGTAGCGGCCTTGCCACGGCTTACACAGCGTGGCCTTCTTATAGGTGATGATTATGTTAAAAGAATATGAATTAGTAATATGGTTTACAGCAATGGTTATAGCGTGCGCTGTAGTATTTTTATTTGCAGAAGATGTGGCGGGGTGGTTATGAATCTAATCAACAAAATACCAACATGGGCGGCACTATCAATAATAGTAGTTTGCCTATTAATTACAGGCACTATGGATTACAACGATCAAATAATGGGGGTGGTTAAGTGAAAACTATAGGTGATGAAAGATTCTGCGCTGAATGGATGAGCGGATATAACGACTGCAAGAATGGTATTGCGCATAGCGATGAGCGTGGCGAAGCATATAAGCGTGGCTACGGCACACGATACGAAGAAGAGCAGTTAATGACAGCGGGAGTATTGCATGTTTAAGAAAGCAGAAAGAAAGCAATCAAGATTACGCTTATGCATATCGGGACCGAGCGGTGCAGGCAAAACAGAGGGCGCTTTAACTATAGCTACGAGTTTACACGGCGGCGGCAAGATAGCTGTCATTGATACTGAAAATGGATCGGCCTCGCTATATGCTGACCGCTTTGATTTTGACGTGCTTAATCTTGAGCCGCCATATAGTCCCCAACGGTTTGTTGATGCGATAAAGGATGCAGGAAATAGTGGCTACAGCGTAATTGTTATTGACTCCGCAACTCATGAGTGGGACGGGGAGGGTGGCTGCTTAGATATGAACGAGCAAATTGCCAGAGCAAAATTTAAAGGCAATACTTGGTCTGCATGGAGCGATACGACAAAAGAGCATCAAAAGTTTATTAATGCCATTCTGCACAGTCCTTGTCATATTATCTGCACTGCGCGAAGCAAAACGGAGACAGCACAAGAAGGCAAGCGCATTATGAGGCTTGGCACAAAGCTAGTGCAGCGCGATAACTTTGAGTATGAGTTCACTGTAGCGCTAGATTTAATACATGACTGCCACATTGCTACAGCCATAAAAGATAGAACGTCGATATTCTCATCACGCCAACCAGAGCCAATTACTGCTAATACTGGCGCTTTACTACGAGAATGGTTAGATGGCGGTAAAAGTCTTCATGATTCATTGCAAAGTTATATTGTTGATATAGAAAGCATGAAAGGCATTGATAATCTTAAAGCGTTATTTTCATCGGCGTGGATAGACATTAAGTCATTTAATGATGAGCCTAGCTTGAACGCATTAAAAGCGGCTTACGATAAACAAAAAGAAACCTTAGAAGACCAAATGGTTACGGAGTAAGAATCATGAGTATTGTATTATTTTCAGAAATTACAACTGAAAAATATTTAGCCGAACTGGAAGATCAAAGCAAAAAGTATCACGAGGGGCTTTATGCTGATATGAGTGATGCCCCGCAGCGCAAGCACGTTAAAGATAGCGCGGCCCATATAAACGATCTCCTTAAAAAGCTAGACCGCGCAAGAATTGATAAGAAAAAAGAATACAGCGCAAAGGTCGAGAAAGAAGCTGGGGCAATAAGGATTCGTCTTGAAAAAGCAAACAGTCCTTTCACTAAGCTGATTGATGAGTGGAATGACAAGAGAGCTGAGATATTAGCAGAAGAGAAGCGGGCTCGTGAAGCGAAAGAGCTGGCAGGGCAGATAGAAAAGGATCACGATTATGCTTTGTTGCTAGACGCTCAAATGGTTGCCGAACGAATGCAGCGCGAGAAAGAAAAGGCTGAGCATGAGCAAAAGCTAAAAGATGATGCGGCTGCGAAAGCAGTAGAAGATCATAAGCTAGAAATTGAGCGAGAAGAAAAAAGAAGGATTAATGAAGAAAACGCACGGCTAGCTAACCGTGAGCATCTTGCTAACATTAATAATGGAGTAGCATATCAGCTAAAGTTGATCGGACTATCAGAAGAGCAAGCAAAAAACGTTGTCATTGCAATAGCGAAAGGCGACATAAATAACGTATCAATTAAATACTAAGAGAGAAATAAAATGGGTAGAGGAATTAATAAAGTTACCATCGTAGGTAACCTAGGTAATGACCCCGAAGTAAAATATATGCCATCGGGTGGCGCAGTGACCAATATCAGCGTCGCTACATCCGAGAGCTGGAAAGACAAACAAACAGGCCAGCCGCAAGAACGTACCGAATGGCACCGCATCGTATTCTTTAATCGCCTAGCCGAAATCGCTGGCGAATATTTAAAGAAAGGCTCGCAAGTGTATGTAGAAGGTTCACTGCGTACACGCAAATGGCAAGCTCAAGATGGTTCAGATCGTTACTCGACTGAAATTGTTGGTAATGAATTACAAATACTTGGTGGTCGAGCTGGCGGCGATGAATCTCACGCAAAGCCAAGCGCCCCACAAAGTGCTAGCGCCCCACGGCAAGCCGCTCCGCCTAGCGCTGACGCTAGAGCAGGGATGGATTCATTCAATGAAGACCAAGATATCCCATTCTAAACGGTATTTACATATTATTCCTTTTGTGTATAATGTAATGCAGAGGTGATAATTATGAAGAAATGCAAAATTTGTGGCGAAAACAAGCAGTCTGATATGTTTTACAAAGGGCTTGCTCAATGCAAGCCCTGCTATAAAGCAAAAGTCAAAAAATACAGAGAGGAAAATTTAGATAAGATTCAAGCTTACGATAGATCCAGAGCAAGCCTTCCTCATAGAGTAAAAGCAAGAGAGAATTATGCAAAGACAGAGCAAGGCATAGAGGCAGGAAATAGAGCTAAAATTAATTACACCAAAAGAAATCCCATTAAACGGATGGCATCACAAGTAGTTAATAACGCAGTAAGGGACGGAAAAATTTTAAAACCCGAATCATGCGAGGATTGCGGCTCTAAGCCTAATCGTTTACACGGTCATCACGACGACTACGCATACCCGCTAGTTGTTCGATGGCTATGCCCGAGTTGTCATAATAAGTGGCATAAAATAAATGGCGAAGGTTTGAACGCTTGCTAGCGTTTATGCGATTACAGAACGAGTATATTTACTAGGTAACCCTGCAAACTGGTGTGAACGAATCGTAGCGTAGTGAGTCAGCATGATTTGCGTTGTTATGTGATTTTAACTGAAATAGGAGAATAAATTATGCACGGGGATATAAGAGATGATTGGAAAATTAACGATATTGAAAGAAAGGCTAATGAAGCCAATGGAAGGCTTTATGAACTGGACTCGCTCCGCTGCGATGTGGATAGTTTGGAACGTGAAAATAGGTCGCTTAGCTCCACCGTTGATGAGTTACGCTATGAACTCGAAACGCTCAAAGAAGATATGCGACAATTCAGAGAAGAATTAGCCGAACAAGAATAGACACATAACCTTAGCTTTTAAAGCGCGGCTGTATGCCGCATAAAAAGAAACAACAGTTCAACCGTCGATTTGAAAGCGGTTGTTATGTTACCTACACAAATATTAAATTGGAGAATATGATGAGTGAATCAACTCAGGCAGAAAAAAGCTTACAGAAAAGAGATTTAAAAGTTAAAGCTAATGCGTTCTTTGAAGTGGGTGAAAAACTAAAGCATGAATATGAAGGGCATTATGACAGAAGTAGTATTGAGGATTTTTTTGATGGACTAGCGCAAGACTTAATATTAAAAGCTGATAACTTGGTTTAGTAACATAACCCAAAGCTTAGTTGTGCGCAGCGCAGCAAGCATCAAATATAGCACATTGTTATGTGTGAATTACAGTAGAAAGTAAATGATTAGAGATATAAGAAAAAAGTGTAACAGGCAAAACGGTGGCTACTATTGCGACAAACAAAGCGCATATAGCAACGGATTTAAAGATGGTGCTGAACAGGCTATTAGGCAGTGCATTGCTTTTGTAAATGACTGCGACAAAAGTGAGCATCCATCAGATATTGCCGACAAATTGCAGGCAGAATTAATTGCGTTTTTAGACACATAACACTACGAAACAAAGGATCAATTCCTCGTTATCACTATAATTATCTGATAACGAGGATGGGGGAGCTATGGGTGAGATAGTATTTCAGAAAGTTGATAAAAACATGGTGTTGTGTTTTGATGAGAAATGGTTGTCAAATCAAGAAAATATGTTTGTATTGAATTGTGAAGACAAGAAAATGACTGAGAAACAGCGCGGATCGCTTCACGTTTGGTGTTCTCAAGTCGCTACTGTTTTAAATGAAGAAAATATGTTTTTTGAGTGGGTGCATCCAATAACCAAAGTTACAATTGAAAAAGAGTGGTCGATGTTGAGTGTAAAAGAGCATATTTATAAGCCCACACTTGCGAGATTGCACGATAAAGCATCTACAGAAGATCAAAATACAGTTGAGCCTAGCGACATATCGGAAGCAATATCAAGAGCTTTTGCTATGCACTCAGGCATACAGCTACCAAGCTGGCCAAGTAGGAGATAAGAATGAAATTAGGCGAAAAACAAGAGTTATTTATGCGACTACTGCCGCGATTATTAGATAAAGCACATTCCCTTGGCTTCGAAATTCGCGGTGGTGATCTATTCAGAGACCCGCGCTTGCACGGTGTCCACGGCGAAAAGTTAGGCTATGGCCATAGAAAATCATGTCACAAGCTAAAGTTAGCTATTGATTTAAACATTTTTAAAGATGGCGCTTTTCTGCAAAAAACAGAAGACCACAAAGAGCTTGGCGAATGGTGGGAGTCACAGCACGAGCTATGTCGATGGGGCGGTAGATTCAACGATGGCAACCATTACAGTCTAGAGCATAACGGTAGTATGTGATGCAGCGTAAAGCAACTAAGAACACCCGTGGCGCTAACGCAGAAGAGAAGCGCTTTCATGCACTAACTAAAGCGAGCGATTGCATTGTGTGTGGCAACAGTGCCCCATCTATCGTGCATCACTGCATGGGTGCAACGTACAAGCACAACAAAGTGCTTATAGGTCATTGGTTTGTATTGCCGCTGTGTCAATCTTGTGACGATGTAATAACCCACGGAAGTCGGCGATCATTTAAAGATAGGTTTGGACTACAAAGTGATTACTGGCTAGATCATTATGAGTACAACGGCGTGGATGCGCCAATCGAGGTTTATAACGCTATCATGGATTGTAAAGAATGATTAAAGAGCATGATATTCAAGTCGCACTAATGAACTGGATGCGATTGCAGCACAGGAAGGCATACGAGGTAACATACGCTACTCCAAACGCTGCAAAGAGAACACCAAGACAAGGCGCATACATGAAGGCTGAGGGGTTAAAGTCTGGCGTGCCCGACCTATGTATTCCAATCCCCAGAAAAGGCTTCGGTGCGCTTTATATCGAGCTAAAGCGCAAGGGGGGGAAGCTAACAGCTAATCAGGCTGAATGGCTAACTAAACTGACTGAAGCGGGAAACATGGCTGTATTGTGCGTAGGCTTTGATGCCGCTAAAGATACAATTAACAATTACCTTTCTTAGCCGTCAACACTTATTTTAAAATAAATGCAATTATTTATATAAAATGTATAATGCTAGCTATATCAATTAAAGTGTGGTGCGAATATGAAGGGCACAAGAACATACCAAATACTTATTGCATTGCTTCTAATCGCTCTATTAAGCACGATGGGTGATTTTAGTATTCCTGCAATATCAGACAGCGTAGACGACCTAAAAGGGCTTATAGAATCAATTGCGGCCTTTTACGCTGTATTATTGACTGTATTAAAAATAGTATCGCCAGCGCCAATGCTGCACGAGAAAAAGAAAGATGTTTAGCGTATTTAGAGCCAAGTTGGCGGCTGGTGTAGCTTTAGTATTTGCGGCGATGTCAATTTACATTAAACTGCTACTAAAGCGTAACAAAGACAAGGCCAAAAAAATCGAGGCATTAAGACAAAATGCAGAAATCGAAGCTAAACGCAATAAAGACGACATCAAAAGAGCCAAATTTGAATCTACTCAGCAAACGAGAGCGCGACAAGTTAGTGATAATTCTGCAATTAACGAGATTGATAAAAATAGAGGTAAAATAGATGATAAAGACGGTTTTACTACTATTACTCGCTAGTATCACAGCATGTAGCTCAACAGAGCGGCTTGTTTACATTGAGCCTAAGCCGTATGCGTTTCAAAAATTAGAGCGGCAACCAGCGGTAACAGTGCGGGTTCACAGCGACGATGCGGAACTGTATAAAGCATATATCGACAAATTCCGCGAACAGCTCGACTTTATGAATCAACAAATTGATGACTATTTAAACTCATTTAAAGAGTAAGCATGAGCAATCCGTACTTACAGAGATTCTTTAATCTCGTTTTATTAACTATCTGCGCTTATTTTTTCCAGCCTTACATTATCTCATACGCCAAAGGTGGCGCGAATTTCATCTTATACGTTATAATCGGGCTTGCTATTGCTTTGTTGACATACACAATGGACATCACTAGGCGGGAAGAAGAGCGCAGGAACTTTACTTTGTCAGCCATATTTGTGGCACTAAAGGCGGTAGAATGGCTGTTGTAGACTTGCGCGAAACATTAAAAGAGTGGCAAGAAGCTGACAAAAAAGGTGGGTTTGTTCCGTTCGCGGCTGTGTTGGGTGAGGCTATTGTTGGCAACTACGTAGATACTAAATCGCTTATTGAAGAAATGGAGGTCAAGAATGTCGGGCGAACGTCTCAGCGATAAGCTAAAAACATTTATTTCAACGTGCGAGGACGCGCAAACACGCGGTTTACATTTTTTGCAATTGATATTAGCTCATGATGATCAAATTAGACGAATTGACTCTCATATTCGCGGAATTGATGAAGAGTTAAAAGAAATTCGCGCAGAGAATAAGTTAAGCGCTGAAGATAGAATCCAGACTAAAAAATCACTTGAGTTAATAATTCAAAGACAGGAAATATTGCTCGACAAAGATAAAATATCGACAAAGCGAAAAACTGTTATTATCAATACTCTTGCTGTTTGCGGCACAATAACTATTCTTGCAATTATATTTGGCGCTGACCCAGTTCAAAAAGCTAGAGACCACCTTTTTGGTAAGTCAATTATAAAAACAGAGATTAGCGAATAATGAGTAAGAAAATAGAATACGCACTATGCAACAGTGAAGAAGAAGCGAAAGAAAGGGCGTTGCAAGATACTACACTTGAGACTTACGAAGCCGCCTTTTTCACATACACTGATGTGGCAAGCAGGGGTGCGAAAGTGTCAATGTATAAAACCACAATCGACGGCGACACTGTAACCGCAGAATTGCTGCACGCGAGTCAATAACATGGCAGCGCAGATAGATTCATTAAGCCTTTTCAGTGATTGCGACCAAGGCGAATGGACAGCAGAAGTTGTTGGGCTTGGCGATCAAGCGATGCCAGACGTGGGCAATAGGACTGGGCTTAATGGTACATCCACAGTATTCTTAAATAATTTCACAACTGATTTAGTCGCAGGTGATGTCTACACAGCAAGAACAAGACTGGATTACACGCCAGTCGATATTTCTGGCGCGGGTCAGGCTTTAATAGTTCATGCACGTAATGATGCCGCAAATTTTGACGTATTAACAACAGACGCAGATAGCCTCCACTTGTACGCGTTTAGCGGTGGTAGTGCAGCTAATTGGGGAGTTTGGTATATTGCTGATGCTTATACAAACGGCTACCGATCAGCAGAATGGTATATTTTTAAAATGTCAGGAACGCCCAATGCTAGCGGCGGATCATTTGATAATACAGCAGTATGCGGGATTGGGTTCGGTTATAAATCTAGAATAAATAACGCTACGTTTGCGCTTAATAGCTTAATTGACCAGTGCTTATATGTTAACAACCCCGTTTTTTCTGATACTGACGGCACGGCTACGACAATTGATGATTATATAGCGTTACTAGCACCTGACAGCGGGAACACAATACACTCTAAAATCGTAAAAGAAGCGGGTTCTACTAAAGAGTTCGCGATTCCGTTCACCGTCACTGCGCGTAATTTTACATTTTCAAATGATGCAGCAGCAGGTTTAGCATTTAGGCAAGATAGCTTTTCGTATTCTGATACTACAGCTGGTGTTGATTATTTTACATTTGCGCCTATTGCAAGTGGATCACAAACAATATCAAACTTACAGATAACAAAAGGCGCAGGCGCTTACGATTTAACGCTTGATGCTTCTGCAGCTAGTTCGACTATTGATATAACATCGTCCCTAGTTACGGGTACTAATGATGTATCTCTACTAGGTGGTGGGTTAACTGCAAGCACGGTGACGATAACAGCAGGAAACAATGTTAGTGTACAAGATGCAGATTTAGACATAACTATTGACGGTAGTGCTACATCTGTTGATTTTGATGGTGATTTAGTCGCTGGTTCGACTTTAACAATATTAAATCCAGTCGCTGACGCGTTAAGTATTAATGTTGCGGAAAGCAATCTAGAAGATATTAATTTCATTATCCCTGCAAGCGGCGAGGTAAATTTAAGCCCAGCTACAGGCTCGGGCACTTACGATCTGCGGGGAATAACAAGCAGCGGAACGATAACGTTTGATAATCTAACCGCTAACAATACTACTGCTGGAATATCAGCAGACCTAACAGCAGTGCAAAAAGGTACAACTACGGGCGGCGGTACAGTTACAGTTTCTGCGCCCGCACAGACTTATACATTGAACTTGCCAAATATTGTTGATAACTCTAGGTTTTATTTAAAAAACTTAAACACTGGTGGCGTTTTGGTAAATGCTACTTATGTAGGTGGGATATCAATAACAGGCACAAAAGACATAAATTACTCGGCAGGCGATACCTTGGAGGGTCGAGTCACGTATAAAAACGGAGCAACTGCGAAAAAAGAAATATCATTTCTTATTACTATGCCCGCAGTGACAACCGTTAACACTATACCTGTGGTTCAGGAAGACCAAGAAACATATAACTTGTACGCAAAAGACGGCGCAACAGTCGCAGGCATTACTTGGGATAGCTCCAACATGGAGTTTGACTTTGATGATGCTGACGGGAAAATGCCGGGTCAAGATATCGGTGCATGGTATTATGATTTTATTTACACCGCTACAGGTATAGCGGAAGCGTTCGGCGCATTTGATTGGCCTCAATTAAATATTTTGACAAACAAAGTAGCAATAGCAAGCGTTGAATTCGATAATGTCGCAGTACTTCCGTTGCAAATACAGAACTGCTACGTTACAAAAGATAACGGAAGCAATATAATAAAAGTAGGTTCAGCGATATCCATCGAGCCGCCTGCGGTATTTGTTGCATCGTTAACGGAAATAATAGATATACTCGAAGCTGACGAACAAGTGCGAAACTCAACATACCAAAAGCTACAAAAGACTACAAAAGCGCCGCTAGTAGTCAAGAATGTTATCCGTAGCGGTAATGATATCGACTTGGTAGAGCCGTAATGGGATGGGATGCTAATTGGTATTTAACGAGAGGTGCGGTAATATCACCTAACAAGATTGTTTTATCTCGTAACCATAAATCACTGTCAATTAGTAAAGGCAGTAAAAGCGTAGCAGTATCACGCAACAAAAAAACGGTAGAAGTTAA